AACACATCACCCTTGACGTTGGTGAAGGTCAGGAGCACAGACTGCATGGCCTCAATTGTCTCATCACCATGCGTAGTGAGCTGCTGCAGAGCATCAGCGTTGGCCTGTAGGGCTTCCACTGTAGTCCAGGCCGCAGCGCCAGTAGAGTCATAGGCTGAAGTCAGCTTTGCAGTAGCATCCTCTTGGGTCTGGAATGCCTTGACTGCAACCACCGCACCAGCAACCAGAGGCAGAGTGAAGCTAGTGGTCATTCTCCTGCCCGCCTTGCCCATGGCGTCACCCACACGCCTGGCTGCGTTCTCACCCTTCTGGGCAAACCTGCCCATGGCAGCTTCTGCTTGTGAGGCGTCGGCTTTGACCTTTAGAAGTAGCTCATCTGCTACGACCACATCCTCACCTCCATGCACAAGACAGCAGTGCTTAGGGTCTTACCCTGTGGCTTACCACAATAATATAGGGCGGCAACAGAGCCGCTGAGATGCCCCAGAATCAATCAAGGCGCACCACTGGCACTGAGTGCAGGTAGTACGCCTTGAAGGGCACAGCGCTTGAATGGCAGGCCCAGGCGTGGACGCTAGTGCTTCTCGCCGTCCATCAGCCTCCATAACTCAAAGGCAATGAACATGTCAACTGCGCTGGTGCTGTCATACTCAGCAAACGTCCAGTGCATCCGCTCACAGACATTGAGCCTCACTACTTCATAGGGTGGTGCGCCGCCACCATACTTGGCCTCAATATAGGCGCGGCCTACGCTTCCCCCAGGTCAGACAAGCTCCCCATGATGGCTGCATTGAGCTTTGCAAACTCAGAGCGCTTCAGGCCGTCCCAGGCGTCTGCCCTTTTGGGGTCACCCTCATAGGGCCATGTGTGTACAATCTTGCTGTATGCCTCAAACATCTCACCCAGGTCACCGCTGTTGGCAGCTCCAAAGAGCTTGCGCATGGCGCCCATGGGCATGTCAGCGTCATAGGTCAGGTCACCATCTTCATAGGTGACTTTGGTTAGGTCAATTTTCTTGGTTGCCACAACTTACCTCCTACTTGTGTAGGGGCCTGGGTGGGTGGCCAGTTACGTAATAAGCCAGACCACCCAGGCCCAAACCTCATCTAGACAGTGCTCTCTACAACAGCGCCACTAATCTCAAATGACATGCTGATGGTCGCCAGGCCGTCATAAGGAAACGTCACAGAGCGGCTGCCAATAACTGCCGTGAAGGTGACCTTGCGGTTACCTCCACCACTACCCTCAGGGTAGATGCTCATGGTGCCAGAGTCACCAGGCTGGATAGCCTGCCAATCTGCCGCCCAGGTGCCAGTCTTGTCCAGGCCCTCAAAAGAGCCAGAGCCGTCCAGAAGTCCGCCTTGCTTGGTTCTGTTGTCATCTCCGTAGGTGGTGTCATCAAGGATGTCAGCGCTCTCCTCATAGGAGACACTGCGCCCATCACCGCTGATGTCCACCGCATCGAAGTTGACCAGAAGATTCTTGCCCCTGTATGCAGGCATCTACCGTCACCTCCTCAGTGCTTGCGCGCTCTGCCTCTAGCCCATAGCAAACTCAGCCATGGCCCACTCACATGGGCGCTTCTTGCTTACCACAATAATATAGGGCCGCTACTTGCTGCGCTCCCAGTCAAAGCGCAGGTGCTTGGCATGCAGCTTGCTGTCCACTTCCCATAGGGTCTGCGCCCCCAGCTGTGTGATAGCAGTGGTCACGTAGCCATCTGCAGTGGCATTCAAATCCTCCAGCTCCAGCTCATCTGTGAGGGCACTGGCAATGTCCAGCATGTCTTGCAGGTCACGTGTCCTGATGGTCACACGCCAGCCTGTGGTCACCACCTTGACAGGCCCAGCCTCCATAGCTCCCAGGTTGCGCTGTGTCTCCTCTGTGTACACCACATAGGGTGGCTCAGCAGGAGCATCAGCCGTTTGCGTGTCCTGGCTGTGGATGGCCAGCAGGGGCACATCAGTGAAGCCGCCATTGTTCATCCCTGTGCGCAGGCCGTCATAGAAGGCTTGGTAGTGAGCATCGTAATCCATGGGTCATCCTCCTAGATGTTGGTGCGCCCGAGCAGGCCACCAGCTTGTTTTGTTGCCTTCAGCAGACCACCGCTGGACAGCACCAGCCGTGAAGCTGGCACCAGGTAGGGCCGCGCCGCCATCTTGTGTGTACCAATCTCCAGGTAGATGGCTACAGCGTCACGCTCACCGCCCCTGTCAGCGACAATCACCCAGCCGTCACCGCGCTTCTCAGCCCTGATGGACTTCTCTACCTTGTGCTCATCCTTGGCCACCAGGTCTTTGGCCACCACCACCATGTCATCAGCCAGGAAGCTCATGGTCTTGTCCATCTGCCATTGCAGGTTCCTACCAGCGTCCCTGATGTGGCCCAGGGCCTTGCCGCCGTCTGGCATCTCAATCCAGATGGTGTCATTGGACCCGCGTCCACCACTGAAGGCGCTGCCAGCAGGCCCAGGCATTACCAGGGTGCTCCCTTGACTACTTCAGCAGAGCAGGTCACCGCAGTGCCCCGAGTCTTGCTGACCTTGGCATTCTCCACTTGGAGCTGGATGCCTTCCTTGGCCCATTCCAGCACATCACCGTCTTGCACATCTGTGCCCCAGGGCAGGCGCACCGTCCACTTCTCCAACTCCAGGCCTCTGTCAGCCTGGCCCCCTGCCATCATCTGTTGGGCAGGAGTGATGGACGCAGGCACCTCATCAGCAATCACATCAGGCACACCAGTGCTGAAGCCGCCCTTGCCGTCAGCTGTCCGCACCAGGCGTTTGATGTCCACCAGGTCTGGGAAGCTCTCAGTCTGCTGAGAGCGCATGCTGTGCAACTGCCATTCATCAATCATCAGACAGCCTCCACGCCCATGTCAACTGGCGCCCAGCCGCTGGCCATGTCGGCATAGCGCTTGGCCTGGGCAATGGCCATGTGATAGCCCTGGCTCCTGGTGAACTTGCCACCGTCAGCCTCAAAGTCAAACTGCTCAGCGTAGACGCCAGCCTTCTGATGCCAGGCGTAGCTGGCCGCTTTGTACAGGTCAACAGTCAGTGTGTAGTCAGCGTTGGCTGTGCCGTCAGCATCCAGTGGCGCTTCACCGTAAACGTCCTTGACACGTGCCATGAAGGCGTGGTCATCAAGGTCAGCCTCAGTGAGCATGCGCAGGTTCTCAGGCTTGTGCGCTTCACCAGTCATGCGCTCCAGCCTGCTCAGCTCATCATCTGTCAGATATGTTGCCACGTGTCATCCTCCATAAGTGAAGCCCAGCCCAGTTCCCCAGGCTGGGCCTCATCAGCTTGTATGTGCTACTGCTTACGCAGGCAGCACAGCGTCCAGGGTCACTGGAACGTCTGAGCCGCGACCTTCATAACTCACGCCCGTTACCAGGGCAGTGCCAACGGTAGCCGTTCCCAGCACCGTGTCACCATCCTCAGCAACAGTTTTGTGGTCAAAGGCAGCGCCATCCCAGACTACCAGGAAGTCACCATCAGCATCAGCGGCAGCGTCAACGGTACCAGCAGCAACTGCCGTCCCATCAATCATGCCAGCTGAGATAACAGTGTCATCCCCAGCAATGGTCAAGTCCAATCCCTCAATTGCAGCCATGTGCTATACCTCCTACACCTGCTCAGGGCCGACAACAGCAAAGGGGAACTCCTCCCCAGTGGTGATTGTCTCGCCATCAGCAGAGTCATCACAGATGACCTTGAAGCCAAAGCGTGCCGTAACACGCAAGGCGATCATGTCATTCTCCATCAAGGAGTACACAACATTGCCAGCGCCGTCAGTGATAACGCCCTGGTCAAAGGCCTTGTACTTGATACCCTGGCGCGTACCAACAATGGCCTGCGCCCAGTCACCCATAATCAGGTGAGCGTCAGCAGGCAGCCAGATGGCCGAGCCTTGGTTCTTGGTGGTGTACTGGATGGGAATGTCAGAGATGGCTGACGGGGCACGCGGCCCTGCAGCATCACCAAACATGTAGCGCCCATCAACGTCCTTCAGGTTGCGCAAACGCGACTTGAAGCGGACGTAGGCCAAGATTTGGGTAGGCTCATAGCCATCCTCCTCAAGAGCCTGCAGCGCGCCATCAGGCGTACCAGGCGTTGCGCCCGTACCATTGATGAGAGCAAGCAGCTCAGCATCAGTGGGGCTGGCATCTTCTTCAAAGAAGTGCCCAGCAAGCACAGCGTCAGGCACAATGTGTACACCAGTACCGACAGCACCCCAGGCAAGGGGAGCGTCCTGGCCAAACAGCGCAGCGCTGTCCAGCTTGTTGGCAATGGCAGACTCAATCTGAGGCTTGTACAGCTCAAACAAATCCACTTCAGCATCTTCACTCACGTTCTCATCCATGGGGATGATGACGGCAAGCTCAGCGGCGCTAATAGTCCACGCCAGCTGCGCCATGGTGGGCGCATCAGTCTGCTTGCGCTGTCCTTCCCCAACCCAGAACACGTTAGCTCCACTGACTTCTGCTTCACGCATGGTCACTGAATTGGTGCTCATTGGGCGGGAACGCGCAAGACTTTGTACCAGGGAAGTCTCAGCCACTCCGCGCAAAATCTCATCAGAGACAGGCGTTGGGAGCACAATGCTGGTGACATCCCCTCTGGCAACTTTAGCCATGGGTTATTCCTCCATTTAGTCAATCAATTCTGCAGCCGCTCCTAGCGCCCTATAGCGCCGCGCACTGCTTGGTTGAACTGTTGGCTTGTGGTGGTGGCCTTGCCCCTACCCCTTGCCCCAGCATCACCGCTGGCAGCCTCTGCACTCACCTGGAAGCTGGGGTATAGTTCACCCAACTTCTCAAAGTCATGCTCAGCCACTGTGCCCTCCTTGGGGTCATACACACCAAGCAGCCCTTGCTCCTTGGCAGCCAAGAACGCCAGCGCTGGGTCTGCAACACCCTTGCTCACGGCCTTGGCCAAAAAATCATGCTTCACTTGCAGGGAGGCAATCTGGCCCTGAAGGCTGGAGATGGTCTGGTCACGTTCTGTGACCTTCACCTCTAGCGCCTTCTCAGCCTCAGCCTTGGCATCCTCTGCGCTCTTGTAAGCAGCCAGCTCCTTCTCCAAAGCCTTGGCCTTGGCTAGTGCTGCCTTCTCACTCTCACGCTGCTTCAGGATGGTGGCCTGCGCACGCTCTGCATCAAAGTCATCTACTTGCTTGTCATCATCTGTCACTGCCGCATCATCTGCAGTGTCAGTACTAGCCACTTGGCTCATGTCTGCCCTCCTTGGGGTAGGTGCTGTACCGTCACCACAATAGTATAGGGCTGTGTTTCACAAGCAGACGTAGAACAGCCCCAGGCATGGCCCAGGGCTGTTTGTCTAACCAAGCTATACAAAGATGTCTACCATCCCTGCGCGCAGATGGGTCCGATACCTGCCGCCACGCTGCTCTCATCCTCCAGCTGCCGTCCGCAGGCGCCGCACTTGCCAACCAGTTTGCCGTAGGCCACCATGGCTGCCTTGGGGTCTGCCAGGATGATGGCCAGCTCAGCCTCAATGTCTCCACGGTAGGGCTGGCCTGGGCGCTGCATGCCGTAGCGCTTCTGACTGCCATACTCAGCTGCGTCCTTGACAAAGGTGAAGCCTTCCCACTTGTTCTTGCCCTGGGAGATGGCCACCTTCAGCCTGGTGTCACCATCAGGCACTGCGTAGTAGCCAGAGCGCAAGCCGCTCAGGTCCAGGCCGTCAACCTTGGACGCTTCCTGGGCCTGCTGTGCTGGGCAGTCACCAATGTGGTCAACGCCCCACTTGCCGTCAGGGGTCTTGACCAGTGCGCCAGCCTCAGCTTCAATCCAGGCTCCACACCGCACGCACTTGCCGCCGTACTTGTTGGCCTTGACGCTGGGTGCCTTGACTTCTTCAGGCTTGGCGTTGACGCCCCAGATGGGGTCATGGTGGCTGGGGTTCCAGATGCCGTTGTAGCTGGGCAGGTTGTAGAGCACTTCACGTGCGTCTGCGCTGGCCAGGTGCCTTGCCTGCTTGCGCTGAGTCTCAGTGATCCGGTTCTCCTTCTTGACCTTGCCCTTGCGCTCTTCATCAATGGCTGCCAGGTGGATGGGGTAGCGCTCCTCAATGATGTCCTTGCGCAGCTGAGCCGTAGCATTCAGCCAGGCTTCCCCGTCCATTGTTTCCCATGCTGGTGCTGTGGTGGTGGTCATCTCAGTATCCCATCTCTGCGTTGAGTGCGTTGACTGCCTTGCAGTAGCTGTGGAAGTTCCAGCTGTCTGAGTAGTTGTACTTCAGCCAGCCGCCCTCATCCAGCAGCTCTGCAATGTGAATCTCACTCATGGGTGCGTAGGCATCCAGGCCCAGCTTGCGGTTCCAGATGCGCACTGTGCGTGCCATGTCCTTGATGGACTCTTGCCGCTTGGTGGTGGTGGTGCTCTTGCTCATGTGGTCATTGTATCAGATCGAGTGGGGCTGTCAAGCCCCAATCTAGAGTGCTCCCCCAAAGGCACCCTCAGTCATGGGGTTCCAACCAAGGGCCTGGGCCTCAGCGTCCAGCTCAGCCTGGTAGGCCATCTGCTGTGCGCTGGTGCCTTCCTCATAGAAGCGCTCTGTGCG